AAGATAGTGTTTGGTATCATCAATGGAATCCAGAACATGAGTATGATATTAGGATGAATCTTAAAGAAGATCCTAAATTTGAAGAAGATAATGAGCCTTATGTACACTTCCCAAAAGATATATGTAAATGTCTGTCAGATAAGCCATTAGGCTTGGACAGAGAGGAGATAGGGTTTTAGAATATGCTATATGAATATAGAGCAATACTACTTAGAGCTGTCTATTTTTGTTGCTTCAGTTATTTCAGGATTAGCCTTAAAGGATTGGTCAGTAAGTTTTATCAAGGGATTAAACTTTAAAATGAATCCACAATTTAAAGAAGGCGATAAAGTAAAACTTGATGGAGAGGAGGCTGTTGTTATAAAAATTGGCATGACTACTTCTGTCTTTGGTGTAACTGCTAAGGATGGCTATACTTGGAGATATGTGCCAAATCAAAGAATTGATTATTTAAAGTTAGAAAAAATAATTGATAAAGATTTACATGTCGATAGTACAGAGGAGAAAAAAGCTAAATTAGAAAAAATACTGAGAGGTGAAACAGATGATTGATAAATTTTTTAAACCAATAAGTGATTTAATTGGTAAGGCCATACCTGATAAAACTAAGCGTATGGAACTAGAATCTAGTATCAAATCACAAATGATTGATTTGCAAAAAGCTCAAGCAGAAATTAATTTAGAACAAGCTAAACATCCTAGTATTTTTGTTTCGGGAAGTAGGCCAGCGATCCTCTGGATTTGTGCATTGGCCTTAATGTGGCAATACTTTTTAGCACCTTTGATGAATTGGATAGTAGTTATCTCAGGCTCATCAATACAGCCGCCAGTCTTAAATACTGAAGGATTAATGACTTTAACTTTATCTTTACTTGGTCTTGGTGGTTTAAGAACTGCTGAAAAATGGAAAGGCGTAGCTCGTAATAATATGGTAGAGGGGAATGTTAAAGACGCTTACAAATAAAGAAAGAGAAACTTTTGCAAAAGACTGTTTTAAGATTTTAAGTTTTAATATTCCAAATATAAAATCTTTAGATAATCTTTATGATCATTACAATACAAACTATCAAGTGATACACATGTGTAAAGATATATATCCAAAAGGATATGAAAATATGATGGATTTATTTAAAAAAAGAAAATCAGATTTAATTATTAAATAACAGGTCTATTAGCTAATCTTTCTGCAAAATCTAATCTTTCAGGAGAAAGTGGATCCACACTAACAGATTCTACTTCAGGCAGAGGAGTGTTAGATTGTAAGTTTCTAATATCTCTTTGACCTTGCTCTCTTAAATTTCTTAAAGATTCTTCAAAAGATTTAACATCTGGATTTTGGTTTCGTAAATCTTGCAATTCTTCTTGCCCTCTTTCAATACCAAGTTCTGCTTGTTCTCTTCCTTCTGAAATTGCATCACCAACTAATCTTATACCAAGCTGTCTAGCAGACCTGATAAAAAATTGTATTACTCTACCAACTGACCCAGGATCTTTTTTTGATAAAATTTTCAAAATAGTTGGACTTGAAAAAGCTTGTCTCATAAGTGCTAATCCTGCAACGGTTGGCAACATACCTATGCTTAAAGCGTTTACTGCAATACCTGCAGCTACAAGAGTACCTGCTGACTTTTCTATGGTTAAACCATCAAGTGCAGATTGTAATGCTTTAAAGCCCATTAATGACTCTTTGCCAAACATAGCTTCTAATGTTGTATCTCCATAACTATCTAAAGTCCTTCTGAGTCTGTCAGGTTTAAATATATCTGTAATTTTTTCTTTGGATGGATCAAAAGTATCTTTTAACAATTTAGATAAACTTGCTTGTTGTATTTCAATAAATGTTTCTGGATCTACGGTATCTTTAACTATCTGAATGTTAGCAGCACTATTTGGTTTAAATACTACATCTGCAATCTCGTCAGTACCTGAAACATCTAATCTTTTAATAATAGAATTTTGCTCAAAAGCAATTCTTTCTTTTGCAGCGACAGATTTACTTTTTAAAGCATCTAAAAATCTTTGTGCAGTAGAGGTATCTCTAAGTCCGCCATCAGTATCTACAATATCGTTAATTAATTTTTCTAACTCTAACGGTTGTTTGTTATACATGCTTGGAGTTATTCTTCTTAATTGAGTAACTGTGTCTAAAATATTTTTATATTTAGGCCCAAAAATAATTTCCATTTTCCCTTCTTTTGTCCTATCAAATTTTAATATCTCATCTGCGAACTTTTTAAAATCTAAAGACTTACTTGTTTTGTCGTAAGACTCACGCCAAGCGTCATGTAAAACCTTTCTTTGTAATTGTGTTTTTATGTATTGTTCTCCGCCAAATTTTTCAAGTTTTTGTGCTAGAAGTTTTGGATTGTTTCCATAAGTTTTTGTTAAATACTCTTCATGATTTCCAATAGCTTTAAAAAAATCTTCAAAAGGTTTTGTATCTTTAGATCCTGATAATATAAATTCATCATAAACGCTATTGATGTTGTAATTACCTTGTTGCGATTCACCAATAATTTGTTTTATTTTTAAAGAATCAAAAGGTGCTAATTTTTCTCTTGTATCTGCATTTACTCTTTTTAATTCTTCTATTGCTTTAGAAATTTCTTTAGATGCGGTTTTATCTAATCTTTTATTTATATAGCCTTTTACTTCTCCTTTTTTAGAAAACATTTTAACTAAACTACTTGGATTTTCTAAAATATTTAATAAGCCAGGATTGTAAATAGGATCTTCTGGATTATCTAATATCTTTATAATGTCGTCTAACAAAGAAGTATTTCTTCCAACATTTAAGCTATTCATTCTTAGTCCTTTTATAGAAGATAAATCGTTTCTAATTTGTTGTAAGTTTTCACCAAACTTATATTGTTCTTTTATAGTTCTACCTATTATGGGATTTTTATCAAACACAAGTGGATCTATATCTTCCCAATACTTCAAAAAACCACCTTCATTAGCTAAAGCTTCATCTATTAATTTTTTTCTTTGTAGTAACCCACGCACTAAGTTTGTTACTTCATCTGAAGTATGATCATCAATTTCTCTTGGTGCTTGAATTGATTGCTCTACACGATTCCTTCCATATTTAGTACCGTAAGCTCGTGCTATTTTATCTATGTGTTCAGAGATATTTTCATTTAAAGATCTTGCTATGCCTTCAAGCAAATCAGGATCGTCTTTTCCTACGGCAAGAAGCATTTTATCGAGCCTTATATAGTTTTTCTTTAATTGATCTTCTACTGCTTTGTGTGATTGGGAAAGGCTACCTACTAACAGTTCGCCTATTTCCTTTCTGTTCATAGCACTTCCAAAATCATCAGCAGAAGTTATGCCTTCCATAAGTTCTTGTACAAGCTTGTTTACTTGTTTATTGGTTTTAATTTCTGCTGAATTTAATTTTTGTCTTGCGGCACTTAAAGCTCCTGTAATTTGTTCTCTAGTAGATTCTTTTACAAACTCTTCACCAGCAAAGTTTTCTCCGTTGATAAGCTTATTTAGTCTGTCTATTTCTTCTTTTAAATAAGCTTTGGTACTTAGGACTCTTTTATTACCAAGAACTGTTTCTGAAACAGCTTGTAATCTACCTGCTATAACTCTATTTAAAGCTGATTGTGATGGTAAAGCTTTTACTTCATTTTTACCTACTTTACCCTCTGCTATAGCTTTTTTTATTTCTTTTTCTGTAGCTTCTCTACCTAAATCTTTATCTAGTTTCATGACATCCAAAATAGATCTTCCTTTGATAGCTTGTTGTTGAAATCTTAAATTATCAAAAGGAGCTTGTTTGCCTAAAAGTAAAGAATAAAATTTAAAAAGACCTTCACCAAGTCCTTGTCCCGCAAACCCCAAAACGCCTTCATAACCTAAAAGATTTCTTAATTCATCTCTAGTTTGTGCTTGATAACCTTTATTAATTTCATACGCTTCTTCGACACCTTTACCTGCAGCTCCACCCAATCCTGAAAGCAACATATTAGACAAAGCAGGTCTACCACCTAAAAGGTTTGCCAAGCCTTTGGCTACTCTTAATTGAGGAACTAAAGCTACTACACTACCGAATATAGGGCCTACCACGCCTGAAAAATCTGCAAGATCATATCTGTTAAAACCAAAAGTTCTTTCGTCTATAACGGTATTTTGTTCTAGTTCCTGGCCATTTTTTAATTTTACAGTCCTAACTTGATCTGCAAGACCTAACATTTTCATGCCTTCTGGTGTCAAAGCTAACTGTCCTGACGAATCAACTGCGTATTCATTACCCACATACTTACTGAGTATTTTTTCTCTCTCTACTTCGTTTTCTGCAAGTCCTAAATCAAATCTAAACTTTGCGTCTTTGACTCCGCTATCATAATTAAAAAAAATATTGTCAGCTTGTGGGGCTAAAGTTCTTCCTGCAATTATCGCTTTTACTTTAGCTCTTGCTTCATCAGGAGATTCAGCTTCGATCTGTAAAGATTCTGTGTCGGTTACATTTACATTATAAGTTGGCATGTCATTACAAATCTATATCAATAATATCACTATCTAAAAGTTTCTTAGTATTTATCAAAGTTTCAGTCAAAGTTTCATAATCTAAACTATATCTTTGATACTCAGGTGAATTATAAACTTGTACTTGTTTTGTATATCTAGGATCTGCATTAAGTAATTCTATGTCCGTTACAATTTGATCTTTATATTGTTTACCACTAGATTTGAAACCATTAAGAGATGCTGTTAAAAGCTGTAGTATTTCAGCTTTAGAAGCCATACCCCGTCTTTGATCACCAAAAACTCTTGTTATAATGTCTCTATCTCTATCCGATATAGTTCTGCCTGACTCTCCTAAAACAGCTTGTAAATTTTTCTGCCTAATACTTTCAATTATAATTCCAACTTGTTTATAAGCAGGTAAGTTTTCAAAGTTTTTAGTATCTTTTCCAAAAAAACTTTGTATGTCAGATAAATAACTTTGAAACAATCCTAATCCTCCTGTAGCGTTAGGACTATTATTAACAATATCAATAGCTTTTTCTAACAATTTTACAGATTGAATGTTGCCTTCTAAAAAAGGAACATTTTCTTTTATATTTTTTGTCAAAGCAAGATAGTTAGTAGCTTTTAATTCTATTCCGCTAGTATCTTCACCAGTTTGTTTTAATTGTTCTATAGCAAATTCACCTTCTAGTTTAGCTTCAGTAGCTCTTTTTCCTTCTTCACTTTCTACAAAGTCTGCTGTACCTAATGGTATTCCCATAAATGATGCAGTTGTTACTAATCTTTTACCCATACTGCCTAAAAAGTCTTTTAATTTTTGACCACCAAAAGTATCAGCAATAGCTAAATCTTTTATGTATTTATCTTCGTCAGCTAAAAATTGATTCCTTTGTTCTTGAGTCAACTCAAAAGTAGTGTCGTCTAAATCCTCTTTAATCCTATCTTCTCTTTCTTTTTTAGTTAAAGTAGATCTATCCACTTTATCTAATGCAGCTTGTGCTTGACTTTCTTTTATTCTTCGCTCTAAGTCAGCTTGAGTATCTATATCAGAAGGAAGCTCATCTACGCTATCTTGTGTTTCAATAGTGTTAGCTGCTATTTCTTCTGTAGGTAACTCTTCGGCTACATCAGATTCCATTTGAGTTTGAGAAGGGACATCTAAATCATCTATTTCGCTTTGTAATTGAGCACCTCTATACAAATCATCTAAAGATTCTTTACTTCTGAAGCCACTTTGCAAAGCCTCCCCAAGATTCTTATCTTCATCTGCTATAGGTGATACATAAAAATCATCAATTTTTTCAAAAGGATCAATTTTATTTCTAGCAATTTTTTTTCTTAATTCTTTAGCTTTTTCAGGATTGTAAATTGCTACAAAATCAGGATTATTTTGTGCCATATATCCTAATCTTCGATACAAGTTCATAAGCTCTTCACCACCTTCAGCAAACATATCTTTAGCCATTCTATAAGGCACCATAGGACTTCTAAATAAAGTTCCTGAACCGCCTCTATTTTCTAAAGCTTCACCAACTATTCTCTCTACATTACTACCCAAAAGAACATCAGGACTATTTAACATTCCATAAATATCTAAATTAAAGAAAGAATTGCTGTTTACTATATTTGATAAATACGTTGGATCAAGTGTAATAATTTCTCCAGTAGAAAGTTTGATTTGGTTTTCCTCAAGTCCAAAATCTGTAGTCAAATTAGGAGTTTCTGTAGGTATGTCATCTATAATAGGATTAACCTCAAATTCTGGCTGTTCAAAACTAGGGATAGTTATTTCAGCAGAAGGTGGCGGAATATCTATTTCTGGCCTTACTCCGCCTCCGCTTTCGCCAATAACAGTAACACCAGGACTTACTGCTGAAGTTTGTCGAAACATATTTCTATCTAATATTGCCATTAAAAATAAATAGGATTCTGATTTGGTTGTTGTTGCTGTTGAGGATTATAAATTCCAATAGGTTGTTGATTTTGTGTAGTAGTTTGTTGATTTTGTGTAGTAGTTTGTTGATCTTGTGGTTGATTATTTTGTTGACTGCTCTGGTTGTTAGGATTTTGACCATAAACATTAGGCTCCATAGGTTGTCTAGCAAATGTGTTTAAGTCAGGCATAAATTGAGAAAAAGTATTTAAAAAACTACCTAAACCTACTGCTGTAGGATTTGGTCTTCTGCCATAAGCTGAATCTACTGTAGCTGTAGATGGAGAATAATTTGGCAAAATTTGACTCAAAGATGCCATTACAGCTAAAGGATCATTTCTTTGTAAAGTTGCTCTGTTGAAAGCTGCTAAGTTTCTAGCGTCATCTATTCTTCTAGGAGTGCTTCCTAGACTCATAAGATTTTGTATTCCTGAAGTAGATAATCTTTGAGTATCTCCTGCAAGATTTCTAAAGTCTCCGAATAAATTTCTTCTTGTGTTAATTTGATCTTGAACTCTTTGCAAAGAATCTTGATAACCAGCTTGTCTTAAACCTGCAAGTTCTTTTGTTAAACCTCTGCTAAATTCTTCCATTCTGTCTTGTGCACCTAATCTAGCTCTTGAACCAAAAGCAGATTCTCCACCTGTTCTTAAATCTTGAAATCTTCTACGGTTTTCAGACATATCAAAAGCTCTTACTGCATCTGCACTAGCTTGATCAATAACTGCTTGTTGATAAGGACTTTCAAATTGTCTAAAAGCAAAAGGATCTTGTAACCCTCTTATTGCACTTAATTGATCTTCTCCTGATGTTAAAAATCTTTCATACCCACCAATACCTCCTTTTAATCTGTCTAATCCTGCTTGTTCTAAATCTGTAAGGTCTGATATTTTTAACTCAGGAAGAGGTTCAGCAAATCTTTTTCTAGCAATTTGTTGTAATTGATTAATAAAACCAGGAGTATTGCTTGTGCCAAAATATAAACTTCGGGTATAAGGATCTCCTAAAACATCAGAAACTTTTTGTCCAGGTGAAAGAGTAGGTATGCTGTAACTCATTATGCTTTACCCTCATTATATTTTTCAAAAGTTTTCATTAAGTTCATCATATTCTGTGCACCTTTTTTTCTACTTGGCTTACCATTTGGTATTAAAGTTAGGCTATCCTTTTCTTTAGTTAATTTATAACCACCAATCCCATTATTAGCAGAAGCAGTCATGACAAACTCACCATCAGATAACATAGCTGGTATGTCGTCAGAAGTTCCTGTTCCTGGTCCAATAGATTCCCCACCAAATCTCATATCTAAAACTTCTCCGCCTTCAGCATAGCCTCTTAATCCTAAATCAAAACCACCCTGACCATATACATCAGCCATTCTTAAATCTGGTCTCATGGTGTCTCTTACGTCTTGTAAAGGATTGTCAGCTTCTTTTTTTGCTGCGTAATAACTTAATGCTCCTGCTGGAACTGCAAGTGCAGCGGCATTTTTCATTTGTTGGTCGTAAAATTGTTTCATGATATTTTGATTATAAATATCGTACTCACGATTTATTGCGTCTGGATCATTAGGATCGTTAACTTGTTGACCATAAGCATTACTAACCATTCTTAATAACGGGTTACTTGAACTACCCAATCTATTAAGTGCAAGAGTTTTTAAAGGGTTAGAGCCTCCTGATATTGCACTTTTTGCTAATGTCATTAAAGGATTTTGGCTTGATCCAAATAAACTTGTTATTCCTCCTGTGCCACCACCTCCTCCTAAAAGACTACTAAAACCACCTTTTCCTGCAAATAAACCTTTAATACCACCACTACCTAATCCTAATTTAGCAGGAATAGCTTTTAAAGCAGAACCTAATCCACCAGCCCCTTTAATAGCAGAAGCTGTAAGTCCTAATTTTCCTAAAGCAGCACTAGCACCAAATCCTCCAAGAGCTCCCATGATACCGCCTTTAAGCCCTTTACCAGAAGCTAAACCACCTAACCCCCCTATTAAAGCAGCAGATAATCCACCTGTAAAAGGAGCTGCAATAATTCCTGCGTAAGGTGCTAATTTTTTAAATGCTTTGCTTTTGACTACTTTTTTTACTAATCCTGTTTGAAATTTAACTACTTTTTTTACTGGTTTTATTATTTTTTTTACAAGTTTTTTTAAAAAGAACTCTGGCAATCCTGAATTAGGATTAATACCCATAGAACTACCGACAATATAATTAGCAGGGTTTATACCCTGATTTAACATATCTCTAAATATTTGCCTTTTTGTAGCTAAAGAAATAGCTAATGGTGGAACAATCATTTCCCCATCAGCAACGTGTGCTATTTTGTTATCTTCGTATCTCCCTAAACTTGCAAGACCAGTTATTTGTTCATTCATCTTGTTATTTTATTATAAGCAATAGTGGGGCTACAACTCTATTTTAATACCGCCACTAAGTTTTACGTCTATTTTCAACGCACCTACTGAGCCAAGCAGTTCAAAACCAGCACCCGCTACGGTAGGTTCTGTTAACTGAACAAATCTGTTGCCTATATAAGCTTGTAAAGAGCCAACAGTTGTGTTCCATATTACATCACCTTCTTGAAAATCTAAAGTGCTTAATTGATTTTGTGTAAAGTGTGGTGTCCTGTCAGGATCAAAGCTTCCAACATTTAATTCAAGTATTCTTACTAATCTATTATAAAGTTGTGGAGAAACTTCATTAGACGCAAAAGGTAATGCTGTTTTGAGTAATCTAGACATTATCTTCTACCATCAGGCTGTATCTCTAGTCTTGTATCTCCTAATCTCCAACCAACTCCATTATTTCCTGAATCACCATCATTAGATTTAATTTTAAAAACCACTTGCCTTCCTCTACCTCTTATATGAGATTGTTTTGTTGTTGGGCCAATAGTGGAAGTTGCTACAGAAGAAAGACTTTCTCCAGGAAAGTTTCTAACTTTAGTTTCTATATTTACATTTGTTGAAGAGTCAGTTGTAAGGAATTTAACATCAGGTATTAATTTTTTTATAAAAGAAAAGTTCTCACCATCTTGTATATCTAAATCTCCTGATTCAATAAACACATTTTGCATTTCGCTACCGTCATCATTAAAACCAATTTCGTGTTGATACAAATAATTATTTGCAGTAGCTTGTGGGTATGCGGAAACTCCAGTATCTAGCCAACAAGTTCTTGTAAGCTGTCCATAATACCAAACCGCTTCTTGATAGTTGTAAATAACATACCTATCGTTTTCTTGAGAAGAGCTGCTTGGATAAAACCAACCAATTTCAGAGTGTTGTTTGTTAGTAAAAGCAAAAGTTTTAAAAGCTTGAGTTGTATTAAAATCTGAAAAAACATAATTTTTTACAGTACAAGGTAACTCACTTACAGATCCTTTATACACATAAAAAGCATCTTTACCCATAAAATAAACACCTTCTGGCCCATTTACACAAGCGTTAGGCCCCATCAATCCAGCAGCTTCATCAATTAGGTTTATAGCAAAAACCAAAGGCGGCCCTATATTTGTCATACTATAAATTGAAGTGTCTGTAAAAATAACAACTTCTTGTCTAGCTTTTATTCCGCCAACAATCTGAGAACCTGATGAAAGTCTTACACTACCTGCGGTATTAGTTGTTCTTGGCTCAAAATCTAATAAATCCTCTGCTGAAGAAAAAGCAACCAACATAGGATCTAAATCTCCTGAACGAACTCCTCCTTCTATAGGATCTGAGCCTAACACTATCAAATGTCTATTGGTTTCAGAAGTCAATACTTGTATGGCTTTAGTGGGTACTAAATTTGCACCTGTTATAGAACTTAACTCTACAGCTCTTGTGTTTGTACCTGTTGACTCATCCCACCTAAATATACCGCCTCCTCTTACAGCCATAACTAAATCTTCTCCATAGTTATCTTGCGACCATATTCTTAATTGGTTAGCAGATGACAGAGGACTAGACGAGCCCCAACCTCCAGCACTCCAAGCACCTGAACCCCAACCTGTACCTTCTACAAAAACATCAAGTCCACTCACAATTTGATAAACAGCATTTGCACTTCCGCTAGTGTTATCAGTATTAGTAGCAGTAACAGCGTTGCCACTTGTATCAACTGCATTTATAAAATATTCATTACCGTTTGTAGTGGATATAGATTGTATTTGATATTCTTGATTTAAAACTGCAGCAGTTATGTTACCGCCCAAGGTACTAGCTCCGCTATAAGTTACAAAGTCTCCAGGATTGGCACCATGTCCAGAATCAGTTACTTTTATTGAGCTAGAACCATTAAGCACTTTTGTAAAGCCAACGCTACCTGATACTGTTTTTCTTATAGGAGTTATATCGTTAAAAGTAGCACCTGATTGTATATAAAATTTAAGATGAGTCCCTAAACCTAAATATCTTGTGCCATCTAAAGCAATCCAATTAAATATTGATCTAGCAGTACCTTTAAAAGTTTCAGCTATGAGTTTAGC